AGCGCGCCGTGCAGGTGCTGGCCCTCGCCATCGCCACGCAGGTGGAGAAGGACCAGTCCAAGCCGGTGCCGGTGGTGCGGCTGAAGAAGGAACACTACACCCACAAGAGCTACGGCCGCATCTACACGCCGGTGTTCGAGGTGGTGGAGTGGGTCAGCCTCGACGGCCCTGACGCGGAGGCGCCCGAGGCGCCGGCCGCCGAAGAGCCGGCCCCGGAGGCGGGCCGCCGTCGTCGTCGCACGGCCTGAGAAGGATCGGCCCCTGGCGCAAGCTGGGGGCCGTTTCACCCCATGGCAGCGTACTACAACGAGATCGAGCCCTTCGCGGCTCAATGGCTTCGCAATCTCATCGCGGCCGGCCACATCGCAGACGGAGTTGTGGATGAGCGGTCTATTCGGGACGTGGCTCCAGCGGACGTCGCAGGGTTCACTCAGGCCCATTTCTTCGCCGGTATCGGCGTCTGGTCCCACGCCCTGCGCTCCGCTGGCTGGGACGACAGCCGCCCCGTCTGGACCGGATCTTGTCCTTGCCAGCCCTTCAGCGCCGCCGGCCGAGGGCTTGGCACCGCCGACGAGCGGCACCTGTGGCCAGAGTTCCACCGCCTCATCGCGGAGTGCCGCCCTCCAGTCGTCCTTGGAGAGCAGGTTGCGAGCGCGCTTGGCCGAGACTGGCTCGACGCTGTTCGGACTGACTTGGAAGCCGTGGGATATGCAGTCGGGGCGGCCGATCTTGGCGCGGCGAGCGTCGGCGCTCCGCACATCCGCCAGCGCCTGTGGTGGGTGGCCGACGCCGAGGTCAGCGGACGGGGACAAGGGCGCGAGGACGCTGGACGGTTGTCGAGCGGAGATTGCTCGCAAAGGTCGGTTGGACGATCTGCCGTCGATGGTAGCGTGGACGGTGGCGGGCTGGCCGACGCCGACGCAGACAGACGCTCTGCGGTGCCCCAGCGACGGTTTCACGACGCCGAACATAACGCTGAACCATGCCGCAATACTGTCGGGCTGGCCCAGCCCGCCGGCGCGCGACCACAAGGGGGCGATGGATCCTGGGAACGAGCTGACGCACAACGCTCGGCCGCTGAACGAGGTGGTGCGGTTGGCGGCGTGGAGTACGCCGCTGGCTGCGGACGGGGACAAGACGGATTGCACGCTGGAGGCGGTGGAGCGGCGGGCGGCGAAGAACGGCTTCTTGAGCGCGGCGATGCAGGCCAGGCTGGCGACGCCAGCCCGCTACACGGCTTCTGGCGAGATGCTGACTGGCTCCTTTGCCGGGATGGAAAGTGGCGGCCAGTTGAACCCGGCACATTCCCGCTGGCTCATGGGGCTACCAGCCGCGTGGGACGCCTGCGCGCCTACGGCAACGCGATTGTCGCGCCGCTCGCCGCAGAGTTCATCGCAGCCGTGATGGACTGCCAGCCGTGATCCTATGGCTTGATTTCGAAACCCGCAGCCGCTGTGACCTGACGAGCGCCGGCGCGTACAACTACGCGCAAGACCCCAGCACCGAGGTGCTGTGCATGTCCTACGCCTTCGGGGACGCGGAGGTCGAGACTTGGATGCCCGGCCAGCCCTTCCCCGACCGGGTGGCGCATCACCGGGGCCAGATCCGCGCCCACAACGCTGCCTTTGAGCGGCTGGTCTTCTGGTACGTCCTGGCCCCCGACCAAGGTTTCCCGGAGCCCGCGCTGGAGCAGTTCTACTGCACCGCCGCCCAGGCCCGCGCCAACTGCGGCCCCGGTAGCCTGGAGGACGTGGGCCGCTTCGCTGGCGCGTCCATGAAGAAGGACCACCGCGGCGCCCAACTGATCCGCGCGCTGTCCGTCCCCCGTTCCGACGGCACCTTCCGCGAGGACGCGGCGCTCCTGGCCGAGATGGTCAGCTACTGCGAGCAGGATGTGCGCGCCATGCGCGCCGTCAGCAAGGCGATGCGCGACCTGTCCGACGAGGAACTGCTGGACTACCACGTCAACGAGCGCATCAACGACCGGGGCGTCCTGGTGGACACGGCGCTCTGCGCCGCCGCCGTGCGCTACGCCGGCCAGGAACTGGTCGAGATCGAGCAGACCGTCCGCGAGGTGACGGCGGGCGCCATCACCAGCGTCCGCAGCCCCAAGATGCGGGCGTGGGTCGAACACCGGGTGGGGCCGCAGGCCCGCAAGCTGATGGTCGTCCACAAGGACGGCGAGGCCAAGGTGTCCATCGACAAGAGCGTCCGGGCGAACCTGCTGGTCCTGGCCGCCGAGAACCCCGAAGAAGTGCCGCCCGATGTGGCCGAGGTCATCCAGTGCGCCGACGACCTCTGGGCGAGCAGCGTGGCGAAGTTCAACCGGCTGGCCGAACTGGCCGACCCTGAGGACCAGCGGGTGCGGGGCGCGTTCGTCTTCGCTGGCGGGGCCGCGACCGGCCGCGCGTCCAGCTACGGCGCCCAGGTCCACAACTTCCCCCGCAAGTGCGCCGCCGCGCCGGATGACGTCCGCCAGGCGATGGTGCGAGGGCACCAGATCGTCCCGGCCTACGGCAAGCGGGTGACGGACGTGCTGAAGGGGATGCTGCGCCCGGCGCTGCTGCCCGCCCCCGGCAAGGTTCTGATCGCCGCCGACTGGTCGGCCATCGAGGCGCGGGTGAACCCCTGGCTGTCGAAGACGAACAGCGGCGCTGAGAAGCTAGGGATCTTCGAACGCGGCGAGGACGTCTACAAGGTCAACGCCGCCGCGACCTTCCGTGTCGCTGTCGAGGACGTGACGAAGGATCAGCGCCAAGTCGGCAAGGTGCAGGAGCTGGCCTGCGGCTTCGCCGGAGGCGTCGGCGCCTTCGCGGCCATGGGCCGGATCTACGGCATCAACCTGCCCGAGAGCGAGGCCAGGAAGATGGTGGATGCGTGGCGCCGGGCGAACTCCTGGTCGGTGCCGTTCTGGCAGGGGCTGGAGGAGGCCTACACGCGGGCGATGCGGAACAAGGGCCATGAGTTCAGCGCCGGCCGGATAACCTATTTGTTCGACGGCCAGCACCTTTGGTATGCTCTGCCTTCCGGCCGCGTCCTCTGCTATCCCTTCGCGCGGCTTGAGCCCGAGGGCGTCACCTATGCGAAAGCCTCCTGGAAGCCCGCAGCGGACGCGACAGAGTGGCCCCGCGCGCGGCTCTGGCGAGGGCTCGCGTGCGAGAACGTGACCCAGGCCACCGCGCATGATCTGCTTCGCCATACCCTGCGCCAGCTAGAGGCCGAGGGTCACGACGTCGTGCTGCACGTCCATGACGAGGTGGTGGTCGAGACGAACGACCCGGAGGCGGCGCAGGCCGCCATGCAGCGCATCATGTGTTCACCACCAGCCTGGGCGGCAGGGATACCGCTCAACATCGAGGCGGCGGTGATGACCAGGTATGGAAAGGGCTGACCATGGCTGAATGGCGCGCCGTTCCTGGCTACGAGGGTAGCTACGAGGTAAGCGACGAAGGCGAAGTTAGATCGGTGACCCGCCAAGTTCCTTATGGTCGTTCTGGCTGCACTTTGTACAAAGGACGGCTGCTTAAGCTGACGAAACTGAGAAACGGATACCTGTCCGTTAAACTAGCGATAGCTGGCAACACTAAGACTACATACGTTCATGAACTGGTGTTGCGAGCTTTTGTTGGGGCACGCCCGTACACAGAAGCACGTGGCGAGATCCGGCACTTAGACGGGGACAAGACTAACAACCGGATCACCAACTTGAAGTACGGGACCGTAGTGGAGAACGCGGCGGATCGCATCCGCCACCGCAAACTTAGATAGGGGAGAGGATGATGGACTTCGTAGAGTTCCTGCAAGGGCTTGCGCCCAAGGGTGAGACGCTGCTGGTGGTGCGGCAGAAGGCAGTCCTGCGGGACGGCCAGCAGGCGCTGCACGCGGACGGCACGCCGAAGTACACTTGGCCCGCCTTCCTGCCGTCCAAGCGCCGCAACGGTGGCGCGTGGTATGGCAACACCGGCTCCTTCATCATCGACCGCTTCAAGGATGGCCAGCCGTCCGCGTCGGCGGCTAACTGCGAATACGTCCTGGTGATGATGCTGGACGACGTGGGGACGAAGGCGAAGACGCCGCCCCTGGCTCCGACCTGGATCATGGAGACGAGCGAGGGGTCGTTCCAATGGGGCTACGCCTTCGCGGAGCAGCCGACGAAGGGCGAGTTCACGGCGGCCATGACGGCCATTGCCACCGCTGGCTACACGGATCCCGGCGCGACCAACGCCGTCCGCAATTTCCGACTGCCAGAGTCGGTCAATCTCAAGCCCGGCCGCGACAACTTCAAGGCGCGCCTAGTGGAGTTCCATCCCGACCGGGAATTCACCTTGCCGCAGATCTGCGAGGCCCTGGGCGTCACGCCAGCGCCGGCCGACACGGCGTCGCAGAGCGTCTTCCGCCTGCGCGACACGGGCAAGGATGTGGTGCTGGAATGGTTGAACGAGCAGGGCATGGTCCTGTCGGCGGTCAACCAGGAGGGCTGGCTGGGCGTCGTCTGCCCGAATGCGGCAGAGCATACCACCGGCCAGAGTGAGGCCCGTTACAGCCCGATCAACCGCGCCTTCTGCTGCTACCACAGCCATTGCGAGGGGCTCGACAGCGCCGCCTTCCTCAAGTGGGTCTGCGACCAGGGCGGCCCCCGCGCTGGCCATGGCCTGCGGGACGAGTTGCTGGCAGAGCAGATGTCTCGCACCCTCGACAAGCTGACGCCGACCGAGAACTTCCCTGACCGGGCGGCCGAGGTCATCGCGGAGGTGGACCGCAAGGAGCTGGGCCGGGTTGAGAAGGCGAACTGGTACGAGCGGTTTGCCTACGTCATGTCGGACGACTGCTACTTCGACCTCCTAGACCGCCGGGAGATCAGCCGGGGCGCTTTCAACGCCCTGTTCCGCCACGCCCCTTGCCGGTCCATCCACGGCGGGAAGAAGATCGAGGCCAGCACCTGCTATGATGAGAACCGCCAGGCGATGGGCGCCCGCGTCCTGGTGGGCGTGACCTACGCCGCTGGCGAGAGCGTCCTCGTCTCGCGCAACGGTGACGTCTACGGCAACCGTTGGGTGAACGCCCGGCCAGACGTGTCAAAGACGCCTAGCGGCGACGTGTCGCGCTGGATCGAGCATTGCCAGCGGCTGGTGCCGGATCCGCGCGACCTCAACCACATCTGGGATGTGATGGCGTTCAAGCTCCAGAACCCGCGCGTCAAGATCAACCACGCCATCCTGCACGGCGGCCATGGCGGCAGCGGTAAGGACACCATGTGGGCGCCGTTCATGTGGGCGGTCTGCGGCCCGACGCTGGTCAACCGGGGGCTGATCGACGGGGACACGATCAACAGCCAATGGGGATACGCGCTGGAAAGCGAAGTCATCCTGCTGAACGAACTGAAGGAGCCGGAGGCGCGGGAGCGCCGGGCGCTGGCGAACCGCCTGAAGCCCATCATCGCCGCCCCGCCGGAATACCTAGTGGTCAACCGCAAGGGCCTCCACCCCTACGACACCCTCAACCGGGCGTTCGTCCTAGCGTTCTCCAACGACATGATCCCGCTGACGCTGTCTTCGGACGACCGGCGCTGGTTCGTCATCTGGTCAACGGCCAGCCGCATGGATCCGAAGGAAGCGCATGCGATGTGGCGCTGGTACAAGGAGCAGGACGGCTTCGCCGCCATCGCTCGCTGGCTGTACGCTCGCGACGTGTCGGCTTTCAATCCTGGCGCCGCCCCGCCCATGACGGACGTCAAGGAGTCGCTGGTCGAGCATAGCATGAGCACGGCCGAGAGCGTCATCGTGGACATGGTGCGGAGCCGCCAGGGTGAATTCGCGCGCGGCGTGATTGGCGGGCCGTTCCACGCGGTCTGCGACCGCCTCCAGGCGATGATGCCGCCGGGCACCAAGGTGCCGCAGGCGGCGCTCCTGCACGCGATCCAAGAGGCTGGCTGGACGGATATGGGCCGGCTGGACTCGACGGACTACCGGACCAAGAAGCACATCTTCGCTGCGCCCGACCTAGCCCGGCGCTACAACAAGAGCGACCTTCGGCGCATGGTCGAAGATGGCGGCACGCCGAAGGTCGTGGATCTTAAAGCGGTGAGGTGACGCGGCCTAGCGTGGCGTTGGCCTGGATTCGGACGTCGCGGTTGGACCAAGTCCAGCACGCGCCGTCCTCATCCTGGAAGCAGACCCACAGGAGGTCTGCCTCCGGGCCGTAGTCGATCACCAGATGCGCCCAGGCCTTACCCTTGGGCGTGAGCAGCGGCAGGGGCGGGTTAAGCTGCGTCAACATCACCCGCCCCGATACTCCAGCCCGGTGGGCTCGCGTATGTCAGCCGGCACCGGCAGGTTCCGAATCATCGCCCCGGCCTGCTCGTAGGTACTGGCGACTGTGTGGTCCTCGCCTGAGCGGGCCCGCAGCCGCACATAGCGGGCGGCGTCCTCGCAGCGCCGCTCGGCCATCGCCAGCGCGGCCAGGAAGCCCTCCCGGCGCGCCTCCACCACCGCCTTGAGCTGGAACACACCGGGCGATGTTTCCACCATGAAGTCCTCACCGGGAATCCGGCGCGCCGGGCCGCGCTCGACATGCGCGCTGCGCTCGGCAGCGGCGTTGTTTTGTTCGCTCATTCGGCCAGCCCCTGCCGCGCCGACCGAACCAGCATTTCGGCCAAGCGCAGGGCCTGCGCCGTGGTCAGTTCGGTGGCGCGGTCGTCCTTAATCGTCGTCCCGTGCAGGACCACCTGCACCTTGCCCTCGCTCCAGTACGCCATCGCGTCTGCGACGGGTGGCAGCTTGCGGTCGCTCACAGCTTGCCTCCCAGCGTCGGGTTGCGCGACGGCACCAGGGCGCCGCAGAACAGCCGCTGGCGGGGCTCGCCCAGCGTCGCGCGGATCTGGCGCTCAAGCTGGCGCAACTGGCTGGTCCAGCCCTCGATCAGCGCCGCGTCGTCCCCGTTGTCGTAGTTGTGCCGGTCCAGCAGCATGGCCACCACCTCGGCGGCTTCGAATGCCTTGTGCATGGCCGCGTCGGCCGCTTCGTGTCTATCGTGCATTGTCTCTATCCTCCTTCTCTACTGTCCGCCGGTAGGCGGTTGCGATGGCGACGGCCAGCACGTCCGGGTGCTGGCCATCAACCGCCTTAACGCCCCAGGCCTGCGCTAGGTCGCGTAGGCGCTGGGGGTCGCGCTCTTCAATCCGAACCCGCACGCTAGCCGGCGGCCCGGATACGGTTCAGCAGCCGCAGCCCGGCAGCCGTGATAGTCAGCCGCACCCGGCGGCGGTCGTCCTCATCCTGCACCCGTGTGATGAGCTTCAAGCTCACCAGCCAATCGGCCGCGCGGGTGACGACAGGCGCGGAGATGTTCAGCGTCGTCGCAATCGGGCGGTTGCTCTGGCCGGGATGCTCGGCCACCAGGGCCAGGATGGCCATCTGACGGCACGTCATGTGCGCGTCCATGTCGGCGGCGATGGCAAAAGGCTTGGCTTCCACCGGAATGGTCAAGGTGCTGGTCATTGTGTCGGTCCCTTTCAGATTGCGTTGCGGCACGGGCCGCAAAGTCGGTTATGTGGCCCTTCGCTGTCAAACGATTTTTGACAGCGAAGGCAGCGGCGTTGCGCGGTGGTCTGGCGCGGGTTGGTCGGGCATTTGAACCGCTCGCGAAACTCGGCGGCGGCCTGCTCGGTGCGGGTATGGTGCGCCCACCAAGCGCTCAGGCCTTTGGGTGAGATGCCCCCGCCCACCTCTTCGGCTAGGCGTTCCCAAGTCATCCCTTGCGCGCGGCCGGTGGAGATGATGGCCACCCGCCGGGCGATGTAATCGCTGGCAAAGGTCGGCATCAGCGCCCCGGCAGCTTGGCGGGCTCGCGCCCATTGTGGCGTGACCAGACGGCCTCTGCGTCGTCCAGCTGGCGCCCTAGATCCGCCAGCGTGCGGTTGATACGCCAATGCTCTTCGCTCCCTTCGTGCGTGCGTCGCAGCAGGTCTTCCTGCATGGCGATGGACGCGCACAGGACGCGGATGGTCCGGAAGGCGGGCGGGTTAGTGCGGATCATGACCAATAATCCTCATCCTTATCAACTTGGCGCAGCAGCGCCCATGCGATCAGCGCC